GAGGAGGGCCGAGGAAGCACAAAAACTCCAAGAAGTTTAGTGGACACTTATTTAAGTGTGTTCGCCCCGGCTCATGTAAATAAAAGCATGGATTACAAAATTTACAAAAAAGGTGGAAAACGCTACGCAGCGAACCCCTCTCTTGATCCTGAAAAAAAGGGATACATAAGCAAAAGAACTATACAAAAAGCGTTACAACCATATTTAAAGAACGCAAACAAAATAATACAAGAAAGACAGCAAGCCTCTACTCCTAGTCTTTTAAGGTAAATTAGAATAATGGAAGGCGGCATAGACATACGGCTGGTGGTCACCATTGCAGGCATCCTGTTCAGCGTGGCAGGGGCTGCTGCTGTAGGAAAGATGCAGATCAAGGACATCATAGAAAAGATGGCCGACATGGAGAGGCGTCTGCGCCAGATGGACTCACGTAGTGACAAACTTGTTACAGCCACGGAGACGCAAGAACAAAGGATAAACATCTTGGCAAAGATGTCCAGTCCTGAGAATCTCCGTAGAGACCACATGCAGATAGCAGAAATGTTAACAACTATCAAGCAGCTTGAAAAATCCTACGACAGATTACATGCCATGCACAATGGAAAACATCCCCCTGTGGCAGACACAAGAAAGGCAGACTGATGGGTATACCCTTTGAACTGGTTACGATGCTAGGATCTGGACTGCTGTCCGGGTTCATGACACTGTGGAGTCAGAACCAGAAGGCCAAGCAAGACGCATTTAACAGGGCCATAGACGGCCTGTCTGCGCAGTCAGAAGCTACAGACTTGGCTCGTAGGTACGAGAACAAGGGCTTTCAGATCACGCGCAGGATCATTGCGCTAATGGCTGTGTTTGCTGTGATTGTCTGGCCCAAGTTTGTAGCTGTGTTCTGGCCAGAGATACCTGTCAACGTTGGCTACACCGAGTTCAACCCCGGTGCTCTGTTTGGTATCTTTGAAGGATCAGAAGAGATCAAGTGGCAGTCCTTGAAGGGACTGGTCATTACACCCTTGGATACACACTTGCTTAGTGCGATAGTAGGACTATACTTTGGTGCTTCAATGGTGAAAAACGCGAGGTAAAAATGAGAGGCTAACCGTTGGCCCCCCACGGGTGTATTACGGCACCACCCGATAAGTAATAATTAATGGCCTACCTAAATGGTGGACCCCATGCCCAACCTGTCAGACTGTAGCGCACACCCTTGACAACTGGCTGTACTCTGTGGTAGTAGTAAGATGGAAAGATCACGATCTTACCTGCTCTCCTCAAGGCAGGCTCTGGGATCACACGTTTCCTGTACGGAGCACTGGGAGACCCCCAGCTGAACTGAAAGTCTCCCCCATCGTAGTCTTCATTGAGCACAACGTTGAACGTCAGCTTGCGGCATTTATTCCCCGGTTGTACATCGTGGTGCCAACCATAACGCTCCTGCATGGTGTACTTGCTCAGCTGTAGGTTCTCTAAATCGGTCAGGTCAAACAACCAACCCATCTCTAGGTTGGCCGTCTTGACCCAATCAAAGACAATCGACCTGAACTTCTCGTCATCTAGGGCATAGATAGAGTTGTTCCTGATGTTTGTCTTTGTCTGACCGTCTAGCACCTGTGCCTCTTGCTCCTCGAAGTTCTGACTCAGTTTCATAACAGCTTTGCAAAACTCTTCAGGCATGTCAGGAACTGAGTTACCAGAGTAAAAGATATCACCGTACATTCTTACCAGCTTCCTTAATCTGCTCTAGGGTACGTCCACACCCCGTGCAGTAAGTTTTTGTCTGATCCAGCTTGCACTGTTTTTTACACACCGCAGCTTCCTCCATGTCCGGTAATGTCGCAGATGTCATGGGTTTCGATTGACTCCTCAAACTCCTCTCCCAGTTTACTGGCAGCTTCCGAATAAGGCACACTGCTAAGAGGTTGTCCTCCTCTGCATCCGTCAGGGTACACCGTGAAACCTCGCAGCCTGTGAGCATAACTGGCAAGAGTATCGGCAAAATCATCAACCGTATCTTCATTGTTCAATTTGCTCCCCCATTGCGGAAGGTTGATCGTGCTGCTGATAGACATGTCTACGTAGTCTTGTACATCAGCTTGGAACTTCATCCTTCTCTGATAGTCCTCTGCCAAGTCTAGTGCAGACTCAATGTTCTCAGGCTTGGCACCATACAAATCAATGATCTCTTGGGCTGCACTATCCACCACGTACTGATAGTGCCACTTGTTTCCGCCTTTCAAATACCTGCGCTTATATGCAACTGCAAATATAGGCTCAACACCAGTGCTGGTCCCAGCCAGTATACCAATGCTTCCGGTGGGGGCGATAGCTCTATTAGCCACAGGACGACTGATGCTAAACTGATCAGCACACGATTGACTAGTGTTGTCAGACACGCTCTTATAAACTCTGAGCCATCTGTGAAGCTCTGGAGTAACTTCATACTTGCTTCCCTTCTTGATCAACCACTCGTGCATACCCATAAGTCCAAGACCTAGCCTGCGGTTCTTTTCACGTGTCTTATACACAGCACCATAAGGCAGCTTTGCTTTCAACGTGCCACAGATCAGAAACTTAGTTGCTAGCTCTACAATCTGACTGAACTCCTTCAGATCATCAACGCGACCAAGATTGATACTACCAAGATTGCACACATCACTATCGTCAGCTGATGTAACCTCAGTACAGGCATTACGTAGCGTTTCGTTTTCTTTGTCGAAGAAGTTAAAACTGAAGCCCGGTTCAGCTGTTCTAAGAGCCTGACGTACATTAGTCCTAAAGACATCTCCTATCTCTCCGGTATCCCAGTAATTTAGCAACCACTCTGTGTCATAGTTGACACTGATGTTAGTCATGTCCAGTGGTGCATGGAAGTTAAAGTCTTGTTCCTTGACTTGCCCAACACTGAACCCAGTTGAGCCTACTGGCATGTCGTACCAGTTTTTACTAGCCAAGAACGTCTCCACGTCCCTGTGTTTCCAGTTCAGGCTGGCATAGATAGCAGACCTGCGACTACCACCCTGCATGACCCTGCGTCCGATCTCGTTGATCATCTGCATCTTGGGGATAGGACCACTGGCCAAGCCACCTGTCTTGCTCAGACCACAACCCTCCGGGCGGTACACAGAATAGTCTATGCCAATACCTCCGCCCGTCATCAGACAGGACTCTGACTTCCAGCTAAGGTTTGACCAGTCCTCTCTAGTGTCCTCCTCTGCGCGAAGCAGATAGCAGTTGTTAAAGAACTTGTTTGGTCTCCCGGCGTAGTACAGGTAGCGACCACCGGGGATGAACTTTAACTCCTGCATGATCTTTGTTAATTGCTGTACCTCGTCTTCTTTCAAAAGACCTCCGCAGACATCCTTTGCCAGAGTATCTGCCAAGTCAGACCAAGTATAGCACCCCTCATGTGCATACTTTTGTTTGAAGATGTCCTCGCTGAACTTGCTACGGAACATCGGGTTTTCATTGCTTTTAAAAGTCATTACAATCCACTGGCCTCAAGTTAAATTTATCTAGGTTTTCTTCTACGTACTCACGAAAAAAGTCTAACAGAGTTATAGAGTCTATGTCAAGCAGGTCAATGATCTGCTCACAACTGTACGCATCTGCTATGTCCCTAAGCTGTTCTTCAGAAAGTATGGCCACTTGAACTCTCCCCTGCCTCTACCAGAAACACTGGTCGTCCTGACCTGAACTTGGTTTCAAACTTCTCCCAGCATGTTTGCTTGTGAGAACAATATGAACAATTGACACCCAGCTTTTTACCACCACTGGGGCGGTCATGCACCGCAGCAAAGGCACGTTCAGGCGGCTCTGCCTGTTCCACGGCTTGCTTGATCTGTTTTATCTTTACCTCAGTGTTCTCCAGCTGGGAGTGCGTATACGTTGCAAGCTCTCCGCTAGACTTATCAAACGCCAAGAACGTGCCTCGCTTCTTGCCCAGTGCATTACCATATCCGCTAATCTGACTGATATAACCAAAGGGATCGTCGTCAGGAAGCGTACCGTTCTTGAACTTCTTCATGCTGTAGGAAGATGCAGATTTGATATCGACAAGCTCGTCGTCTATCACGCAGTCGATATGGCCCTTGATGCCGTCCATCTCAATCTCTGCCTGCTGCTCTGTAACTTGATGGCCAGCCTCCTTGGCCAAGTAGATCAACAGTGCTTCAACAATATCACCAATCATGAACTTCAATCGGGTCTGTGGGCTGAACCCCTCTGCTTGGTCGTCTCCGTTGATATCATACCACAGAGACCTAGAACAGGGCTTGCCAATGTTGGACATGCGTAGCCTAGGCTTTGACTCCGCTGTTCCCATCCACAGCTGTCGCCGCACTGCGTCCATCACTGTGCTGCCCAGTGCAAACAGCGCCTCTTGGTCTGGCTTCTTGGTTCCTTGGTCTACCAGCTGGTATATATCGTCTACCAGTGTGTCAATTGTTTTGGTCATACTCCACCTTTACAATGTTTTTGCAACGTTTTGCTTTTCCGTTTTTGACCTTGCTAAGATCAGACTGATCGTATCCGTGGCACTCAGCAAACTCTCTCATGGACATGTCCGTTACCAGATGCTGAACGCCATTGTCGTAAGTCACAGTGAATGGTCCTAGGTACTTGGGGTTTTTTACACCTCTTAGTTTTTCCCTGAACTCCTCTCCGTAGCTCTTAACTGGTCTGAAGAAACGCTTACCACCGATGTTCTTGTTATAAAAGTTATCGTCTTCAAGAACATTCAGATCGACCTGCATCTTCATCTCGTTGTAGTACAGGTCACGTTTGTTTCTACATAACAACAAAATTGCAAAGGTGAACTGCTTCTTTCCAAGTTTGGCTATCAATGGTGCCAACTCCTTGGAACTTGAACTGTAGTATTTCCAGTTGCTCTCTGTTGTCTTCTTACCTCGTCTTGTCTTGTATAGATGCTTGCATCCTATATAGCTCTTGCCAGATTGTTTATGGGTGATTCGGTAGACGAATCCAAAATGGTCACCCGGATTGAACTCGCCTACCTGATCAATGTCCCAATGTCCGTATTTAGAACGGGATGTCATCACTGAGATCGTCTTTC